GTTGCAGAAGAATTAGCTAAAAGAGATTTTGAACAGATGTCCGATTAATCTGCTTGAACATCAATGATGTTGCTTTTATCCTCTAGGTAAGGTTTAAGTTTCTCTTGCAACTCTGCTATTTTCATAGCAGTTTCTTCTAAAGAAAGACTAGCTACATGATTTACAGTAGTTTCAGTCTTAGTGATATATAAACCACTAGCCTTACCTCTTAACTCCTCTGCTTTTACACTAGCACTAAAGTTATTATTATCTCTAGCTTCATCTCTTAAACTAGCTAACTCTCTTAAATGCTGATCTAAAGATATTTCACTTTTCTCTTGTGCCTGTTTAAATCTTCTTTCTACCTCTGCTCTTACATGAGGATACTTCTCCTCATTCATAAGGTAGCTTCCGATTACTCTAGCTTTCTCTTTCCTCTCCTCTAGTGTGCCTTTACCACCATAGCCACTAGCTAATGCACTTTCCATAAGAGAGAAGTTAGTTTCTCCACTGCAAAATACATCTACGAATTTTCTTTGTCTAATGTTTAGTTTTTTGTTTATGTCTGTGTTTGCCATAGCTGATATCTAATACCTTAGGATTAAAGTCTTTCATTACCTCTAGACATTTTAGAACAAAATCATTTCTTTTGTCACTACGATTGACATTTCTAATGTCGTCTATAAGTTTCTTGCTATGGTCTGATATGGGGGGATATTGAAAGATAAACTTCTGCGGAGTTTTGTTAGGAGTGGTGTTTTCTAGGATAGCTTGGATTATTTCTTCTTTAGACTGAGAAAAATTATATTTCATAATTAATTCTCTATGTGACTAATTAGTTAAGCTAATAGCATAGCATATACTTAACTAATTAGCAATACTAATAACTTAACTAATATATATAACTAATATATATAACTAATTACTTAGCTAAGAAGTGACTAATTAGTCACTAGCTAGTTAGCTAGTAGTTCACTAGTTAGTTACATAGGAAAATGAGGGGTGTTTTAGCTTGGTTTCGTTCATTATGACGCATGTGACACTTAGACAAATACGCTGAAACCCTTGCTACATAAGGGTTTAAGGCGTGACACTAGGTTGTTTTTTAGGTGTGACACAACATGACACAAAAACTTATATTTTTTTTGCTTTAAGTGTTGACAAGATCAACTTATCATGTAATCATTACATCATAAGGTATTCTAGTAAGGGATTACTACAGGAAGGAATTTAAATGTGTTCCTGTTGAGTGGGTTTACAAGCACTCTATAAACACCGCCTTATAAATTTTGTAGTTGGGAGTGAGCCTTTATAAAACCCCACATACTTGTGTAAAAATAAGTAGGAAGTTAGGGTTAAGGATAATGCAGTCACTTAGAACTAAACCGCTACTGCACTAACTACAAAAAGTGTGCGAGGGTTGATAGGGAACTTAGCAGTTAATGAACTATCCACTTGGTGCTAACGAGATTCACGAGGTTAGTTAAATGAGACTTGTTAAACACTCAAGCCAAGTGCTAATCCAACTGCCCACACACTGTCTGAGGAACTATCGGCAGTTTCACAATGGTTAATGCATTGATCGTGAAACCAAAGAAGAGAAGGACACCTGTATAGCTAGTGATTGGTGGGTATCAACAATCCGTCACTGAATAGCCAACGGACACTAGCTATACACCTTTAAGTTTAGAACATGAATTACACAGAGGAAGAAAAACAAGTCTTAGAAGCCATTAAAACTGTTAGAGCCTATATCAAAAACAATTTAGTTTTTGTTGGTGAAGCCAAGTTAAATGACCTTTTGTTTAATCTCCAAGAAGAAACCATAGGGAAAGCCGAATTTAGAGATGGGTGAGCCACTTATTTTAACTGTTGCAGTAGCATTATTTTTGGTATTAATATTTGTTTATAACAATTAGGGAGAAACATGACTTATCCACACATAAGAGAAAAGGTAAACAAAAGGCGAGAAGAACTTTCAGAAGAACAGAAAGACAATATGTTGGCGTTTGATTATTACCAAAGTAATGTCGTAAATGGAGAGCAAAAGATACTTGAGTGGAAAAAGTATTTATCTGGCAGAGAAACCAAAAAAACTATTGCCAAAAAAATTAAATGACGAAGCCTTATACTAAAAAATATGTGGTCTTAGCTACTGAGGGAGATCCCATAGATCATGCAACCATTAAATCCTGTTATGGATTGTTTTTAAGCGTAGAAGACGCTCAAATCTTTATTAAGAAGTTTTTTCATAATTACAACAACATAGTGGAAATATTTGTAATGAACGATCAGCTTCCAATTAGTGCAAACTTAGATGATTTAGACGACTTTGACTTAGAAGAAAAACAAAAAGGCAAGGTAGTAGACATTAAAACAGCAAGGGAGATAGATTTTACTATTGAATTTACTCCTGACCTTGAAGATTAGTTGTATTAATATAAAATACTGCTATAATGAAGAAATGCTATATGTGGCACAGGTATAGCCTGAATTCATATTCACCCTCCTTATGTATAACTGTGCCATTCAACAAGGAGAAGACATGACCTTAGTAGACGAAATAGAAGATTTTAAAGAGGAAGTTCACGAAGCATTAGATGTTTTAAACAGAAATGGCTACATACTTCCTGATAAAGAGTTAAGAGATAGAAAGTCTTTCGCTATCGTTCTTAATGTAATTTTAAAGCAAAGACAATTTGGTAAAGAAAGTATTATGCCTATGGATAAATACTTTCAATGGGTAGTTGCAGAGACATCAGAAATATCAAACATGCTAGAAAACTATATTCAATGGTATGTTGATAGTGCAGAGTCTTACATTTAGAGGAGAAAAAATTGAAATTAGATAACAGCGTACCTATTCCTGATGATTGGAAACATTTGAAATTTGCACCATTGCCTGACAGTTTAGATGTAGGTCAGTCTTTTGTGCCTGAATTACTAGAGCCTGATGAAGATGGGTGTAAAGTTGCACCGCCATCAAGATCACTTCGCAACAAAATACAGCGTTGGGAAAAGAAAATGAGCTATAAAGTGATTACTAGAACAGTAAAAGAGACTTGGAGTAATGATGAATACGATTACCCTGATGTTGTTTGTTTTAGAGTTTGGAGAAAAGAATAATTGACAAATTGTAACTAATTTATTATTTTATTTTTAACTGACCTATTTTTATCCCCCCTTTACATAACTCTAGGTCTTATAAAAATCTCCATTTTTAAAAGGGTGTAATGCAAATTATGCCCTTTTTTTTATTGATTATTCACAAGTTATCCCCAATAATATCTGTAGGTGTAAACGCCATAATGGGTTTACGAAACAAGTTGCTTAAAAAGGACTATTACAATGAATAAATTATTTTTATCCCCAAAGGCTTTAGGTTTTGAAAGTTTGTTTGACAGACTTGAAGCGTTTCAAAAAGAACAATCAAGTTACCCACCATTTGATGTAACAAAAAAAGATGATAAATACTTCATCACTTTTGCAGTCGCAGGTCTTACTAAAGAAGATATTAAGATAGAACTAGAAAATGGCTTTCTGAGCGTCTCTCACAGCGCTGGTGAAGATGTAATTGGCGAGGAAGTGCTACATAAAGGCATAGCAAAAAGATCGTTTATACAGCGTTTTACGCTGTCTGAGGATATCGTCATAAATGACGCTAAATTATCCAATGGATTATTGGTAATAGAATTGCAGAGAATAATCCCTGAGGATAAGAAACCTAAATTAATAGAGATTACTCAGGAAGACTAAACTCTTCTTGAATAAAAGAGCAATACTGTCTAAACAGTTTGTCTTCTATTAAACAAGCGAGTTTGCATTGATCATCACCAAAACCATGAATGTTTTGCGAATGTATGTTGTTGGTAATAATACACTCAACTATTCTTATCGGTTTAATCCAATAAAATTCTTTAGTAGTTGCAATAATCCACCAATCAGCTTTTGTGATGAGCAATGCACTTGGCTTGCCAAACATGCCTATCTCGACAAGTATGTTCCCTGTTTGTAAAGACTTTTTATCTAGCTTAACCTCAAAGGTCTGCTCAATCTCAGGAACAATAATATCGTAAGGCTTGAACTTACCCTCTATGCATTTAGCTAGAGGGTAGGTCTTTTTTATAATTTCAAGCACATGATTTTCATAAGTCTTGCCTATTGCTAGATCTCTTTGAAAAGCCTCTTGCATTAAATAGCCTCGTAAAGATTTATTTCCATTACATTAGGTGAGTTGTAGCAACTTATTTGTTTGTTTTGTAAGTATTCTTTGTAAATATCAAAGGCTTGGGTATTTAATTCAGAGCCAAGAAAAATAGATTTATCACCAAGACGATACACTTTGTTTGCATAAGGAAAAGTTTTTTCCTGTGCGATAAAGTAAAAGTCTGTGACCTCATAGCCTAAACCAACTATTCCGTCTATATACCAAGAGGCTTGTTGATGATAGCCAAAATTTCTTACGCTTTTCTCAAAACCTTTTGGAGAAGCATCTGCTGTGGTCTTGTAATCTACAAGAATAGCTTTTGGTTTATTGCTAAAGTCTTTTTTGTCTTCCAAGAACATAGCATCAGGTCTACACTTGCATAGAACATTATCTCTTTCCCAATATACAGACTGCTCTACTAATGCACCTTTTAGCAAATCCATAGCTTCTGGAACTAATGCATTTTTCATAGCCTGCATCTGTTGAAACTGACTTTCGGTAATTACTACCAAATTTTCATCTTGGGCTTCTTGCCACCGCATCTTGCCCTCTTTAGTTCGCTTGTCAAAGTTAAAGACAACAAATTCAGATTGAAAATCATCTTCTTCTAATATCCATTTGTGACAAGCACTACCAAATTCTAATGCTGGTGATGGTGTTATTTCCTCTCTGTTGAGAGCGTGTAAAAGAGATTTATGTATCTCTCTCAGAAAAGAAGAAGAGATACCCTCTCCCCCATGATATTCTGAGTTTGTGTTTTGTATTAATCCTATTTCCATGTCTTTCTCCTAAAATGGTATTTCAAATCTTACATCTTTTGTTTCGTAAGGTAGAACCCAACCTTTTTCTTCAACGAAATCTAAGATGTTTTCTTTCTCAGTTCTTTCAAAGTTGTAATAAGGGAAGTCATTCTTAGCCAACCAACCTTGTGCATCTTTGATTAAGTCTTCGTGTTCTTTTAACAAGAACAAAGAAGTCTCAGGGTCTTCAATGTTTAAAGGTATCAGGTGATTGTCTGACTTTCCTATAAAAAAATAAATCTTGATCGTTTGCGGGGAATATTCCTGCATCTATAAAAATCTCCTCTACTTCTGCTTCTATATATTGACCATTGTAGCCTTGTGCATAACAAATACTGTCTGCTTGTTTCCAATTGCGAGCATTAATTATGTCAATGACTTCCATTTCATCATTTTTATTTTTCTTAACTACAAGGTATTTCTTATCAAAAGCTGTCATACGTCTAATCATAGTTTAGTTAGCTAGAATGGTAAATCGTCTTCCGTGTATTTATCCAACAGCTTGTTGACTTGTTTTAATAAGTCTTCTTCCTTGCCATAAGTTTTTTCAAAACGATATTTAAAAGGATGCCGACTGATAGGCTCAGTAGAACTGATGCCTCTATGGTGTGCATAACATAAGGGTAATACATCAAAGTGAGCATTATGTTTGGTCTTTCCTCGGATATGGTGAATTTCAGAAGGAACAAACCCCTTGTTTAAATTTCTGCAGACTATGCAACCCAATGCACGAACTTGCTTCATGTGAAGCATTTCGTTATCAGTCGGCTTTCTCCCTCTAATCAATTTATAAGGCTTCTTTCTAAGTTTAATATTTCTTTTTCAAAATCGTTTAACATGCCAACCAAAGGTCGCATCTGATCTTCGATATAAGGAACTCTAGATACAACCAAAGATAAATCTTTGTGCCATAACTCTAGTTCTTGCTTTAGGTGAAACACTTGCCTTTGCATAGCGTCTAACTCTTCTTGTAAATTTTTGATACTCATGTCTTCTCCAATAAAAGTGGAGAGGTAGCGAACTACCTCTCCGAGTCAATTCTAGTTAGGAAGCCCAACTAGGTTTGACAGCACTGGTTGATGCGGCAGCCTTTTGCTCAGTTGCCTGTGCTGTTGGCTGTGAGGGAGCATCATTGCCAGCGGAAACTGCTTTCTTATACCCTCTAATGATATTAGATGGTGCATATCCGTTCTTGCTTTCCTCAGTTTCTACTTTTATATCAAGTAGATTGTCGTGCAACTCAGTCGGATCTTGGAAACCTGCCAACCCCATAGACTTGCAAATATTTGCTAAATCTTTGTGACCAATTTCAACCGCCCTTTCGTTGTCATTATCAACATTAATTCTTGTCCAAACCTTTCTACCTTTGTATCTAGGTCCGACAATTTCAAAAGTAAACTCAATGTATTGACCTTTAGAAGTCAATCCCTCTTGTTTCTTTTTAGTGTCCTTTACCTCAGAGTTGACAATCATAGATGTGTACCAACCATCAGGTAAAAGTTGTAGTGGCTCATTGTTAGTGAGCGGTTCGTTATGTGTAAATGAAAACGACATATTATTCTCCTTTAGTTTCTTTCGTTTCTTTTGGTTTCTTTGTAGCCCTGATTTTGTTTATGACAGCATCAAGATCGGCTGGCTCGTATAAGTCAAGTTTGCCACTTCTATCTTTTGCCACAAACTGTCCATCAGAACTGGTTTGTAGATATCTTTTGATTTGGTCTTCTACAAGTTCATTTCTCAGAACAAAAACCTCATCAAAGATATATGGAAGATTCTCAGGTAATTTCTTACCAACCATAGATGGTCTGTAGAGCATTCTTCCGCTTACCTCGTCTTTATCTCTTTCAATTTTGGCAGTCATTACCACATTGATTTTTGATAAATCCCTAAAAGCCCTCAACATATCCATCATACTTTTCTGGACTGTTTGATAGCTTTGTCGGTTATCACGAGTTTTTTCTAATTCGCTTGATAACAGAACTTCCGATATCTCACTAATAGAATCAATACACAAATTATTAAAACCATCTTTGTTCTCTAATAAGAGGCTATACACCTCAAAGAGTTCAGCAACAGTTTTAACCTCTACAGCATAAACATCAGTGCTGTCTGCAATAGACAACAATCCTGCTTCGGCTGAGATTATAAGTGTTTTTCCTTTAAGGGAAGTAAGGAGTCTAGTTTTACCTGCTCCAGATTCCCCAAATATAAGTATGTTTATGCCAGTGTTTTTGACTAATTCACTGACCGGTTTTATCTCCATAAACGTCTCCTTTTAAGTTTCATGTGAGTTTCTGCCAATTATTTTTATAAAGGGCATTGACAATCATAACTAAAAAGTTGATTATGTCAACTCTTTCCAAAAAGATATGAAGTTAAAAGATTTTATTAGTAAAGTAGGTAACGAAACAGCATCAAAAACTTTTGATGTTCCTGTTGGCACTATTAAGTCTTGGAGACATGGAGTCTCTATTCCAAAACCTGAAAGGGCAAAACATATCGTTAAGGTATCAAGGGGTATGATATCTTGGGAAGATATATATGGAGATTTAGAGGATGTTCAACAATAGCCTAACAGGGCAAGAAACGATTTATGATTTGGCTCTTGATTATCACGAACAAGGGTGGCATATCATTCCTGTATCAAGAGAGACTAAGCAACCTTTAGTTAAAAGCTGGAAGTCTTATCAAACTACCGCACCTGAAATAAAAGATATCAATCGTTGGTTTTACGGAGAGCAAGAAGTAAACATAGCTTTGGTGTGTGCAGGTTTCTGTGTAGTGGATGCAGATACTCCTGAGGCAGTTGAGTGGTGTGATGAAAATTTATGGTCGCCTGTGCAAGTTAAAACTAGAAAAGGCAAACATTATTATTTTTCTAATCCTAAAAACTTTGCACACTATGTTTCTAATAAAACTAAATTGCCACCTGAAAAACACATAGACATAGTTGCTACTTATGCACTTGCACCCTACTCAACTCATGCAACAGGAGTTCAATACTTGCCTTATGTGCAAGCAGACTTTGATTTTAGTTTTGTCTCTGACTTGCCTGCTATGGATGATGACCTTGTTGCTAAAATTCGTGGAACATCCGTAGGTAACACTAAATCAGAAGAAATAGATTTTTCTGCTTTTGCTACGCCGAGTCTTGACCCTGTGCATGAGGGTTCGAGAAATGCAACCTTGACTCAGGTGGTAGGAAGATTCATTGCTATGGGCGCAGCACCTGAGGAAGCATTGTGGATTGCTAGAAAAGCCAACGCTGACTACAAGCCACCTTTACCTGATAGGGAAATACTTACCATTATTAGATCTATCTTTGAATTAGATGTTAAGAAACTTAATGAGGGTTTAGCACCTATCTATAGACCTGCAGAAAAAACCCTAGAACAACCGAAGCATATATTAGAACCACCCGGAATTTTGGCTGACATTTGGGCGTATGCAGAATCTATGGCAAGAACTCCACAACCTTATCTTTCTGTCAACATAGCATTAGCTATTGGCTCTATTGCTTGTTCAAGAGTTTATAGAACTAATATAGATAATTATTCTTCTTTATTTTTTCTAAATATAGCGAAGTCAGGTCAAGGAAAAGAAAACGCTAAAAAGGTTATAGAAAAAGTTTTAGAAGATTCAGGAATATCCGATATGGTGGCTGGTGATGGCTATACTTCAAGTGGCGCAGTATTTTCAACACTAGCTAAAAAACCAGCGCATATAGTTATTATTGATGAATTTGGCAGAAGACTTAAAGGCATTAATGCAGGAGAAAGCTTTCATCAAGATCAAGCCATGAGAACGCTTATGGAGAGTTGGGGTAGATGTGACGGAGTGTTAAGACCTGACCAATATTCTACCTATAGCAGACCTGATGAAGACGAAAGAATCTGTTACAACCCAGCAATTAGTATGATAGGTATGACAGTTCCTAGAAATTTCTACAGTTCAATAACAGGAACTGAAATCGCCGATGGATTTCTTAATAGATTTTTGGTAGTAGAAAGTAAAAAGGAAAGAGTAGCAGGTAGGTTGATAGAACCCTCACCTGTACCACAACATATTGTGCAATGGATTAAAACCATACGTAAAGTTGGCAACGATGGCATGTGGAGAGCGATTAACGATAATGCAAGGCTCAGACCTAAAGACGTTACTGTGCTTGAGTTTGATGTTGCAGCGATTGAATATTTAGAACAATTTGAAGAGGGTCTAATTCAACGACAAAAAGAATTAGAGGAAGAGGGTCTAGAAGTTTTACTTTCTAGAACTAGAGAAAAAGCAATGCGAGTTTCTTTGATATGTGCATTAGCCGAAGATCCTTTTCAAAAAGTCATACCACTGCATTGTGTTGAATGGGCGTGTGAGTATGTTAAATATTATGACGAACTTCTTGTTGAGGCTTGTTCTACTAAGGTTGCATCTAGCGTTGAGGAAGCCAAACTTAAAAAGGTATTGGATGCTGTTCGTAAAGCAGGTGAAGAGGGTATATCTAAAAGAGATGTTGATAGACATACAGTCTTTAGATCTATGCCTAAAAGAACTGTTATGGAAATCATACAACGTCTTATTGGCTCAGGAGAGATACAAGAAAGAAAGTTAAGAGGAACTAGCGGTAGGATTGCGGCTAGATACATTGCTGTAGACAGTAGTTATTTTGATGATAAGGAATAAATATGATTAGAGTAGCATTAGGTTTAATTTTCGGTATGATAGTAAGAGCTATCTTATTTGATGATAGTAAACGGAGAAGATAATGACTTACGAAGAAAAAGTAGATAGGTTTTTAAATACTGTTAAAAAAACGCTACTAGAGCGCAATGATGAATATGGAGATCACGAAAATTTCTTTATTGGTATGGCTCATGGGATGAATGCCATATTATTACCAAAATTAAAAGATAAGGTTACTAAGGCGGATGCGCTTGCAGTCATGCAACTCTTAAAGGCTATCAGAATAGCACAAGCACCAACTCACATAGATTCTTACGTAGATAGCGCAGGCTATGCAACATTAGCAGGAATGGAAGCACAGAGAGTTGGAGATTATTTTGATAAATGATAGCGATTTAATAAAACAAGACATCATAGAGTGGATGAAAGGCAGTGTTTTTAAGTCAAACGAAACCTGCTCTGGTATGACGCTCTGTCCTTTTGCTGAAAAGATTTACCAGCAAAAACGCTTAAAGATTGTTACTTCTATTGAGTCAGGTAAAACTTATCAAGACTACGCTCTAACTTTTGATAAAAGCAAATACGATATTATTATCTTTGCTGACATTCATTATCCACAAACTCCTCAAGAACTTCACGATGATATTGATTTATTCAACAACGTAAATTTTAAAAACGATATCTATCTTATGGCTTTTCATCCTGATGAAACAGATGAAGCAGCAGAATTATTTGGAGACTTTTTTGGGTCTGATATAGAAGTTCCTGATTACAGTATGGTCTTTATACAAAAACTTTTGAAGCTAGATGACGCAGCAAAGAATCTCGAAGACACTGCGTATTACGATAACTGGAAGCTGAAAGAATATAAAAAATTGGTAATAGAAAGAAGAAGGCTTGCAGAACGTTTACGTTCTTTAAATTAGTTTCCTCATTTCTTCTTCTCGTAATACCTGACCAGCCATACCACCCATAGGTTGTCCTTGTGGTTGGAAGATGTCTATATTTTGAAAAGGTGATGGCTCTATAGTTGGCATAGATACAGGTTGTCTTGGAGCCATAGTGGTTTGAACTTTTGGAGTTGGTTGTTGTTCTTCAGCTTTAGCCTCTTCTCCATAGAATGTTTCTAACAAATCTTCATCAGATTGAAGCATCTCTTGTGTAAAGCCTAAACCTGATCCCAAAAACCAAGCATTAATTCTTTTTGCTAGTTTTACTTTCTCTCCAATAGTTTTTCCTTTTTTGAGTAAGTCTGCCACTAAGGCGGGATCTTTCATAGCTTCAAACAAAAAGTCTCTCATCATACTTTGAGGAACTTTGTCTAAAGCGTTTCTTACAAATCTTGACCCAGCAGAAGCAGCTATCAAAGAAGCATTTCCTTCGCTAAACGATGCTCCTAATCTAGCACCAATAATTCTTGCCATTAAATCTTGCAAAGCATTCATTGGTGTATCAATTCCCTCAATAACGCCTTTTTCTAAAATGGATTTCTCCATTACAGCCATCTCATTTACCATTTTTTCTAAGTTTCTGACTTCATCTACAGTAAATACACCTTTGGTTTTCAGCTTGCTCATTAACGATCTTGGGTCACCCTTTGCGCCAAATTTATCAAACAAAGTTTTATAGAATTTTTGAAAGGAGATATTGTCTGCTGGTCCTGATTTTAAAGTAGCCCATTCAAATATTGCTGACTTTAATCCATCAACCGCTTCTGGACCTGATTTTTTTGCTTGATTAATTATGTTATCTAAATCTCTAAATGGAGTTTTAGATGTCAATATGCTATTTAAAGCTTTAACAGGATTTTCATTTACTTCTTTATTAAGTTTTCCAAAAGCTGTTTTTTCTGGAAGATTTAATACTCTTTTTTCTCTGTTCTTAAAATGGTTAAGTCTTATCTGTGCTTTGGTAGCGTCTTCAAAATCAGATTTCATTCCTAGCTTAGTTAAAACTTCATCGTATTCATTTACAAAAGCTTTGAGTTTATTTGGATTGATGTTTCCATCTTGATCTAGAGCTTTTCTAGCCATTAACTGAACAGCTAACTGTTCTGCTTCTCTTAAGGTTCCAAGACCAGTTTCATCTAAAGACTTTATAGTATTCTCTCCAGCGGTTTCTACCAATTGCCCTGTGGTTTCGTCTATTCTAGAGAGGAAAGTGACAGCATCCTCAATTTGATTCATTCTGGTAAAAGTTATATCTCCAGCAGATTTGTAAGTTTCTCTTATCATTAATTCTGGAATTATTTTTTCTGCACCAGTTTTAGTTTTACCAGTAACTTTTCTTGCAAAAGTTCTAGTAAATGTGTCATTTAAGGATTTAGAAAAGCTTCTTGCAACATCATAAGCATCATCAAAGTCTGCTAATTTATCTAAATCATTTAAAACAGCATCTGCCATTTGTCCAAAGTATCTTGCTTTTGAAGGATCTGTATCTGCTTTTGCTCTAGCTTGATCTAGCATCACTGTTCTAAATTTTATTAATTCTCCAACATTTGTTCGCAATCTTTCAATTTCTTTTGAAGCATCTTGGGGTTTAAAATCTTTAATAGGCGTTACTTTGTGTTGTTCTATAAGATCTTCTAGTTCTTCTATGCGCAATCTTTCGTTTGTTTTTCTTTTAACAAAACTTCTTATTTGCCAAGGCAGAGGAGATTCTGGACTTGCTTCGTCTGCTAGTTTTGTAAACGAGCTGAATATGTTGTCTGGTTCAATCTGAATATTTTTGTCTACTTGTTTCCAAAAAATATCTTCTTGTTCTCTTGCTTCTTTTAAAGCCTGCTTTACCAAATCTTTTTCAATTTCTCCAAGTTCAAATCTGCTTGGTTTTTTATTAAAGAATATTTTTTGAGATTTTTCTTGAGCTTCTTTTTTTGCTAATCCAAGTCTTGCTTGTAAAATGTTTTTAAAATTTGTTGATCGTATTTGTGAGGCAGCTTGTAAAGCTTCTTGATCTCCTGTTTGAATTAAAAGTTCAACCAAGTTATTTATAGCAGCAAGATTTTCTTTATTGATTCCTTCTAAATCTGTTGCGAATTTAACGCTTTTATTAGCAAGTTCATTTTCTATTCTTGATAAAGTAACGTTGCCTGTTTTTTGAGCCGGAGTTAATTTAATTCCTTGCAATACAGATGGCTCGTTGAGTGCTGCGATTAAAGCATCTACATCTTCACCAGAATCTTGTAGTATCTTTAATAAGGTGTTTGCTGCTTGAGCCTCTCTACCGCCCTCAGAAACTTTAGCTCTTATATTTTTTACAAGACCCTGAATTGGTATGCTTGCTGTTGCAAATATAGTGACTGGATTTAAAAAAGCTCCGCCAATCTCTCCAGTTATTCTTGGACCAAGCTCTCCGGGTGCGATAGATTCAGCTACCCCTGCTCCTACTCCTGATCCTATTATTTGACTTAATTCTGCAAACAAAGTTCTTACAGGATATTGCATGGTTGTTTCTTTTATTCTTTGCAAAAACTGTGGAGCTTTGCTTCCTATGGCTAATGGTGCTGGCAAAAAGCTGGCTCCATAACCTATTGTCTTGCCGGCTTCTTCAAAAGGGTAAGCTCCCGGAACTACATCTTCTTGTGGAAAGAAGTATTCTGAAATTCTTGGTGTTTGCGTTCCTGCAGCCAAGGCTGCTGAAAGACCAGTAACTCCTGCTGATATTCCTTTTAATGGAACAGGACCCGGTACTTTAAAGCCAAGTTTAGCTCCGCCAACAAAAGCCCCTACTGATGGCAAAGCTTCAGTTAAACCTCTTGCCACTCCTGTTCTTACGCTTTCAAAAGCAGTGGGCATTTTTGCTCCGGTAAGCTCAGATATTATCTCATCATCTGAATAGCCGGATTTTAAAGCAGCCTCATAATCATAGCCCGATGTCTCAGATAGATCTTTAGCTATGTCTGATGCTGTGTAACCAGCATTTAAAGCCTCTCGTATATCAAAATCTAATTTAGCCATTAGGTTGTATATAAAAACTTGCTAAAGGCGGTCTGTTTTCTTGTAAAGAAGCCCTTAAAATTTTGCCTAAACTTCTGTAGTCTTTAACCAATCTTTCTAATTTTGGCATGTTAATTCTAGCTCCCTCAATTTCATCTGCGCTATAATTACTCGGATTGTCAACTATATCTTGCGCGTCTCCTAACAAGTTTTCCAAATAATTTGCTGTACTTTCAAATTTTTGAGCCGTTCTTTCAGGTCCTTTTAAAATTGTGGCTGCCTTAGGAGTTAATATATCTAACATATCAAGAAGTGCTACAGTATCTCTTCCTCTGAATGCGTCTTTAACAATTGTTTTTGTATCAAGTCCTACTTTTTCAATGGTATTAATGGCTGCATCTGTATCTTTAAAAGGTTGTCTTTGTAAAAATACTTCAGCAATAGTATTTACTGCATTTTTAAATGCTCCTTGTGTTCCCACAGCGCCATAAACATTTATTACTTCCTCTTCTGAAGCTGCTGGCTCAAAATCAATATCTTTGTAAGATTGTTTAGGCTCTTCTGTTGGAGTATAGGCTCCTCTATTAATCAATTCTTTAGCAATTGGTGGCATTTGTTCTTTTTCGTATGCGCCGCTGCTTGAATTATAAACACCAACTTTTTCAGCGTTATAAAGCTCACTTAAAGATGTTTGTAGGATCTTTAGATTGTCTTGTGTTATATCTCCAGAAATAAAATTATCACCGTATTTATTAACATTCGCTAAATGATAGCCTCTTGCGGTTTTTCCAAAAGGCATATCTTCACCATCTTTGTCTCTTTGGCTGACGCCTGAAAATAGTTCCATTGCAAAAGTTTTATCGTTTGGATCGACCAGCTCATTTTCTAGCATAAACTTATACATGCTTATTTTGTCTGGCTGTTTTATGCCTTGAATATAATCTTTAAATTCTTTTGAAGCTGGATCAATTCCTGATGCTAAAGCTGTTCTTACTTTTTCAGGTAATGCTTTAAATCTTTCTAAAGGTGCAAGTTGTGCTCTTTTTTCTTCCTCTAATACCAAATTTAATGCTTGCATTTTTAATGCTTTGTCTTGTTGGTTTTCAGTGATTGCAATTTTTTGCAAGAATGTAGGAAGATCTTCAAAGGCTTCTGCAAAGTTTTGAAGGAAGCTTTTATCTCCTTTGCCTCCAGCAAGTTTTAATCCTGATTTTGCTACTTCTAAAAAGGTAAGATATTTAGAATTATTATCATCCATCTCTAAGACATCTTTAAACATAGCAGCTCTTTCAGCTACTTTTGTTTTTATCTCGTCTGCTGATAGAGATGGAACAGTCTTTAAAAACTCATTTAAAAATTCGTAAGGATCTTTTTGAGGCGATGGTTTTGGTTCTTTTTCTTTAGTCGGCTCTTTTCTAATTTCTGCTAAATTTTTAATTCTTGCTTCTAACTCAGTCTCGGTGATGTCTCCCTCTTCAAAAGCTTTCTGTATTTTTTGTTCTGTAGTTAGCTCTTCTTCTGTCGTTGGAACAGGCATCTTAATAGTGGGTGCAATATCTACTGTTTGCATACCAGCTACAGGCTGTCTAGAAAACGCAGAAGCGTAATCAATAGAGCCTAGCGGCTGCACTGCAAAAGGATCAATAGACCTAGGATCCATATAAGAAAATTGATTATTTGGTAGACTCGTTGGTAGGTTTAAACCCGCTCCAGCCATACCAGCAATTTGCACAGGTGCTGTTGTTGGTTGCTGTGAAAGTATGGGTCTTACGTTTTGAGGTATTCTTGTTAAAGAACCTATGCCTTGTGGAACACCTCGAATGTCATCAAAGTTAACCATTTCTTGGACTTACACCTAATACGTCAGTTTTTTCTAATATTTGAAACTTAGATGGCTGTGGTGTCATACCGCTAGTATCTTTATTTCTGCTTAAAATCTCTTGAACTTGTTCATTGATGTTTTGTCTATCTGAGTCAAGCAAGTTTTCATTTTGTAATAGATTCATAAGAAAAGCTAGCTGTCTTTCATCTTCTGTTGGGATGCTACTACCAAATTTTAAATTCTCCTCACTTTGGTTTAGGAATTCTATTAATGGGTCGCCGCCAACATTCATCATTACTGGCTCTTGCATTTCTCCCATATTTCCCATTCCTTCCATTTGACTTTGTAGTTCCAATACAACGATTGGTTGTACTAAAGCCAATACAGAATCAGGCGTTGCCATAGCATCTTCTTCACCAACCAACATAGCTAATTCTTGCTTTCTTTCGTTGATTGGTTTTTCATCGCCACGAATAGCGTTGATAATTTGCTCATAGTTTTCTGCAGCATCAATTTTTTGACCCATTTCTGCGCCAACTGCTTGACCAGTTAATTGTGCTTCAGCTTCTGTTTGAGCAATAAGATCCTCAGGCGATCCAGCCATCCCCGTGAGAGGAGAAGACATGGTAGTATCAGATTCGGGAACGACCAGACCGCCATCTTGGAACATTTTTCTTTTCATTAAAGGGTTTTCTATTTGTTGTTGCATCATACTTCTATTCATCATTTATTAAGCTCCAAATAATCCTATTTGTTTAGCAGCTCCTGCTGCTCCTAGTGCTGCTATACCAAGACCAGCTACTTGCTGGAACGGACTAGCAGACGGTGTGGTTGAAGTTTGTATCATTTGCTGAGAAGTCGGTGCTCCTCTGTAAATATCTGATACAAATCCCAATCTTTGATAAGGCTCGTACAACTGTTGCATTTGTGAGGCTCTTTGAGCTTCCAACACATTTTGTGCTTGTTGTTGACCCATTGCGCCTATTGTAGCAAGAGACTGTATATCTCTGCCAGCTAAAGCTTGAGCAGCTTCGCCTGCGCCTATTTGGGTAACGCCTAATTGTCCTAATGCTTGAGCTTGCCTTAATCTTTGTTCAGCAGCACCAAGCCCTAATTGTCCAGCTTGTTGACCTAATCCGCCAAGCACTCCAGCTTGCTGTCTAGCAGCTGCTGCTTGAGCTTCAGACATGCCTGCGAGTTGCTGGCTTTGTGCTAAAGCTTGCTGTGCTTTCATTAATTCTGTTTGATTTAGAGCCTGACCTTGAGCAAGTTTTGCAGCTGCTTGTTGAGCTTGAATATCTCCAAGACCTGCAGCTCTTTGTAAGGCTGTTTGTACATCCACTTGAGCAAGTTGACCGTATTGCTGACCAAGTTGAGCTTGTAAAGCAGCCAAACCAGCCTGTCTTGCTTGTTGAGCTTCAAATGCCTGTTGAGCAGCCTGTTGTTGTCTGCCAAATCCAGCGCTTCTAATTCCAGCCACAGCTTCGGCTGCGCCTCTGCCAGCCGCTCTTTGTAATTCTTCGCCAAGCAATCTACTTCTAGCTCCGCCAAAAGCACCAGCACTTACAGCTTGCGCTCTTCTAGCAATATCTTGTTGAGCGGTTTGCTCTTCAATGTCTTTTAAAGTTTGTTGAACTACTTGTTGTTCAAATGGGTCGTAGAACGCCTGTGCTTGCTCTGGTCTGAACGCTTGAGTTGAAAGCAACCCAGATATACCAGCTTGTCCAAGCTGTCCGTATGCGCCACCAAATTGAGGCATAGCCTGTCTATAAATTTGTTGAGATTCACCGTACTGAGGTGCTGCTTGTTGTAAAGCGCCAAGACCAATGCCGGTTACACCTGCTTGTCTTGCTAATTGTTGAGCTTCACCAAAAGAAGGAAGTCCAGTTCTTGCAACACCTGCTGCCTCTTCGGTAAGAGCCATTCCTCTACCAATATCAGGTCTTGCTTCTTCTGCTGCGGTAACTCCTCTAGCTATAGCCTCTGCACCGGTTTTTAAATAAGGTGCAAAGCCTCCAAGACCTTGTCTTGTGAGCTGCATAGCCATAAGTTGATCTGGAGTAAATCCAGCAACCATTTGAGGTGGTAATACAATACCTTGAGTTGCAAGCTGTCTAGCTGCATCCATTAACGCCAGTTTTCTTGCTTCTATTTCTGGCGCTTCTCTTGCGTATTGAGTGATGGTTTGTGTTTCTGCCATTATGCGTAATTCTCTAATTGATTCATCATTTTGTACATATTCTGTACGCCTAATTCTCTATCGCCATTACCAGCTCCTCTTACCGCTTTTGCGGTAAATACAAATTCACCATCAGAAAGCATGGCTGGTATGCTATCGCTTATTCCTGTTCCCGGTCCATTAATATCTCCTCCATTTGCTACATTTAAAGCGTAATTATAGGGAGACTGTAATGGGTTGTATTGAATATATTGTGGAGTAAATGCTCCTTGTGGAAATCCGTATTTGAGTGGATCTTGAGCCAATAACTGCTCTCCTGTTATTGGGTCAACATACACTGGTTCTTCTACTTGAGTTCCATAACCCATCAACGCTGTATATCCTAGCGCTTTAGTTGGGCTAAATGGTAGTTTACTAATAAATGGCATATCCTGTTCAAACCCAAATTGTCTTCTTGGGTCTAAGAATTGTTTTGCCTGTGTAAACATGGTTGGTTGATAAGGAACTACAATTTCTTGACCAATCATAAGCTGATTAAAGTTAACGTTTGGATTTAATCTTTGTAATTCTGACATTCCACCGTATTGTTCAGCAAGATCAGCTAATTGCGTAGTGTCTTGAATTTTAACCTTATCAAATAATTGGGTGGTAGATGTATCTGCTGCTGTTGTTGTTACAGATCCAGTAGGTACAGAGGTTACTGACGGTGTTGTCGTAGCCGGAGTTATTTGTGCTGGTTGTTGTTGTCCTATAAATTCTGCTATTTGTTGTGGTGTTCCGCTTGGCGCTGCTACAGTTCCTTCCATAGCCAATAAATCTGGTGCGCCTTTACCAAAAGTTTCAACAAAAAATTGTGCTTCTGCAGGAGATTGTTGATACATTTTGCTAAATTCTGCTGGGCTTAATCCGCTTGCTTTAAACATTTCTAAATTTTGTATTCCTGCGTCTTTTAAAGCTTTTGAGTAAAATACATTGTTACCTCCAGCTTGAATTGCAACATTAGGATCTCCCATAAATCCTTCAACGAATGATCCTCCTTGCATTTTATTAGAAACACCTCTTACAGCGCCTCCAGTTAATGCTCCAATTCCAGCTCCTTTTAGAACATCTTTTAAGTCTCCTCCAGTAAGCGCCGCTCCAACTCCGCCAGAAAGAGCGCCAAACATCATTGCGTTTCTAACAGGATCTAGACCTAATGGAGCTGCTAATCCTTGTGAAATTCCGGCTGTTAAGCCTGTAATAGCTGCTGCTTTTAATGATGTTTCAAAATCCCCTGTTTGATAATAAGTTCCAAGACCGCTTCCAATCATTGCTCCCGGTATGCCGCCTATCATAAAACCAACAACAGCTCCTACAGTTGGTGCTATTTTTTTGAATACTTTTTTTACTGATTTGAAAACTTTTTTTATACTTTTAAGTGGATTAAATCCGTATTGAGGTATGCCTTGCGGATTGAGCGATCCGATACCGCCAACAGTTTTTAAAAGCAGTTCTTCTTGCGGCGTTACTGCTGCAAGTCTTGTGTCTTGAGATAGTCCTCCTTGAAGAAGTTTAGAGAAATCAACGGGTTTGTAAGGTTTTACGTCTCCTCCACCAGCAAAAGCTTGCACAAGCATTTTTCCACCAGCTGTTTGACCTCTCAAAATGTTAGCCACGTTTTTATACATGGATTTATTCATAATGGGAGATGCAGGTGTAAAACTTACCTGTCTTTGAATGGACATAATACCTTGCATGTTTATGTTGTTTTTCCTCTAGCTATAGTCATAATTATGTTTGTTTTGCTTTTTGCGAGACTGATGCTTTACAGCATTGTTCGAGATAGGGCAGACAGCACGTCTGAAGTCTTTATTTTGGTATTAAATTGGCTTTTTTGCAAGTATTAACTGGTAGTAACTGAGACAGTTCCAAGAGATCCAGTAAGACCAAAACCTAAATCATTATTAACATAGAACTGAGAGGCAAAAAGATCTCTCCATCTTGTGCCATCCCAGCACTGCAAAGTGTCAGTATTGGTATTAAAAATAATGCTTCCGGGGTTAAAAAACAATTCATTTCTATCATTATTGTTTAATTGTCTTGTATTATCTGGATCAAAGGTTCCTAGGTTAATTTCTAGTATTCTTACTAATCTATTATAGGTATCAGAAGTTACTTCTTGCCCGATAGCAATAGGCAACCTAGTTTGTAAAAGCTTGCTCATCTTCTACCGTCTGTTCTAATATCTAAGCGTGTTGCTCCTAGTCTCCAGCCTACATTACTATTTCCTGAATTTTCTGCATCATCATCTGACTCTATGCGTATAACTGCTTGCCTAGCTCTAGCTCTTATATTTGCTTGCTGAGTAGAGCTACTAATAGCACTGGTTGAAGATGTAGTTAGAGAGTCACCCGGATAGTTTCTTGTTTTAATTACAATATTTACTCTTCCTGCGCTTGAATTACTTAAAAATCTTAAATCAGGAATAATTCTATTAATAAAGGCAAAAGATTCGCCATCACCAATATCAAAATCACTGCTTTCGATATATACATTAGTCATGGGCGAGCCATCATCATCATAACCAAATTCATGTTCATAAAGATAATTATTAGCGGTTGCTCTAGGATAGCTTTCTGTTCCACGATCTAGCCAAGCTGTTCTACTTAAATTGCCATAAGTCCATACTTTTTCTTCATAGTTGTACATAACATATCTATCAACTTCTTCGCTAGAAGATGAAGGATAGAACCAACCCACTTCATTAAATTCAGAATTAGAAAATGCTAAAGTTTTAAATATTTGTCCATCATTTATGTCTTCAAATACATAATTTAAAACTGTGCATGGAACTTTCTGCACTGATCCATTGTAGGCATAAAAAGAGTCGTATCCCATCCAAAATACGCCGACAGGTGATGTTGTAGCAGCTTTAGGTGCAACCAGCCCTGTGTTTTCATTAATTAAGTTGACACCGAAAGTGAATGGTGGTCCGATAAACTGCATACTGTATAAAGATGTATCAGTCCAAATAAGTATTTCTTGTCTTGCTTTTACAGCCCCAATAATCTCAGAACCAGAAGAAAGTCTTAAACTTCCTGCTGTATTGGTATTAAGAGGCTCAAATTCTAAAGCGTTTTCTTGGTCTGAAAAAGAAATAAGCATTGGGTCAATGGATCCTGTTCTAGTTCCTCCAGAAAGAGGGTCTGAGCCTAAGACAATCAAATGTCTGTCTACTTCGGAAACAATTACTTGCAAAGCAACAGTTGGAACTTGATTAGCTCCAGATATTCCTGATAATTCAACCGCTCTTGTATTTACTCCGTTAGTAGCATCCCAGTAATATATACCGCCGGCTCTTGGATTTATTACCAAATCTTCTCCAAAATTGTCTGCGCTCCACAATCTAAGTTGATTAGTTGATGACAAAGAAGTTGAGCTTCCCCAAGCACCTGCTCCCCATGTTCCCACCCCATATCCAGATGAAGGAACATAAACATCTAATCCAACGTTTATCTGATATTCGCCAACTACAGATGATCCTCCGTTTCCAGTATCAGACCCATCTGCTAAAACTGTATTTCCATCTGTATCTTTTGCTTCTACAGTATAGCTATCAGAATCAATAATAGTTGCTATTTGATATTCTTGGTTAAGAACTGTATCGGTAATATTACCGCCTAAAGACACTGCTCCTGAGAATGTAACAAAATCATTCTGCGCAGCACCATGTGCTGTATCTGAGACAGTTAGTGTCGCATCTCCGTTTACAGCAGCAAAGGTTACATCTCCTGCTGCGGTTGTTGATCTAATAGGAGTAACATCATTAAAGCTGTCTCCTTCTTCAATGTAATATTTAAGATTCGTTCCTATCCCAAGAAATTTATTGCCACTTAGTGCAACCCAGCTTTCTAGATCTCTACAAGTTCCTAAAAAAGTGTTAAAATTGTTTTTTCTCCAGCCACCGATTTTTTGTGGTCTTCCGTTTCTAAAACGGACTAGATTAACATCAAACCAACCGCCTTCATTGTCGTAAGCGGTTCCTTCTCTTACTATTCCGGGTCTGAATTGAAATTTATTAAGTGCCATCTATATAGGTTCTAACTCTGGTATTTTATTTATTTTAAGTAAAGTTTTAATCAAAGACTCTTCAGAGTCAATCTTTTGTAGATTTTCTACAGTTTTGGCAACAGAGTTTTCTACTTCACAAAAAGGCAAGAAAAAAACCTTGTTGATAGGCAAAGCAACTAAACAAAAAATGTCTACTTGCCCGCTACCATATCTTAGCATTTTATTCTTTCTATTGTTATCTGCATTTGATCTAAAATCCCAACGGTAGTAGTCTTTATTATCTTTTTGGTAAATGCTGTTAGTGGTTTTAACTTGTATGCGATAAAGTTGACCTTGATGATCAAGGATAAGATCGGATTTATGACCTTCTGGAGCTAATATGACAGAGTCGCAATATCTCAACAAATAGGATGCTGCTAAATATTCTCCAGCAAGAGCTACTCTTGCAGAAGGGTGGGACATTTAAACTCCTATATGTTATGCCAATCTTTTCCTTCAAAAAGTAATGCTTCGGCTTCTCTTCTTCTAGTAAGACCTGCTAGAACCT